TGCTAACTGATCAACAGGTGGTTGATGCTTACCGCGGCCCAAAACGACGTGTCTACCAAGCCGCTCTCCACTCCCTGCAGGAAGAGGATCTGAGGGCTGAGGATTCCCATCTCACGGCCTTCGTGAAATTCGAGAAACAGGATGTTTGTAAGGCACCGCGCGTCATTAATCCGCGGTCGCCCCGATACAACCTACGCTTGGGAAAGTATCTCAAGCATGCGGAGCACCGCTTCTTTGGCGCAATCAATAGCGCCTTTGGAGGCCGCACACCCGCCACAGTGATTAAGGGATTTAATGCCGATGATTCGGCCGCAGTTCTACGAAATAAGTGGAATTGTTATAGGAAACCTGTGGCAATTGGTTTGGATGCTACTAAGTTCGACATGCACGTCTCACAGCGCGCGTTGAAGTATGAGCATTCCTTCTACACTGGCTTGTTCCCCGGGGTAAGCGAGTTGAAGCATCTGCTCAGGCAGCAGTTGGTAAATCAGGGTGTTGCGCGTGCGCAGGATGGTAGTGTTAAGTTCCGGATGGAGGGAACACGCTGCTCTGGTGATCTCAACACTAGTTTGGGTAACTGCATCCTTATGTGCGCAATGATATGGTGCTACGCTAAAGAGCTGAACATTGACATCGAACTTGCCAACAACGGTGATGACTGCGTCGTCTTTATGGAGGAGGAAGACGCGGAGGCGTTCCGGGATGGAGTGCCTCTGTGGTTTAGAAGACGTGGTTTTTCTATGCAGGTTGAAGACAATGCCACTGAGTTTGAGCAAATTGAGTTTTGCCAGACACACCCCGTCGAGCTGTCCTCCGGGTGGCGCATGGTGCGCAACCTGAGCGCTGTTATGCGCAAGGACCCAATGTGCCTGATTCCAGTGCCGAACGGCAAAGTATATAGGAAGTGGCTCGGCGCGGTCGGCACATGCGGTGGCAAGTTGTCAAGTGGTGTCCCCGTGCACGAAGCAGTGTATGAGGTGTTCTCTCGCCATGGGGTGGATAGTGGGAAACTACTCCATGAGGTGTATCGTAACCGTTCACAACTGCAACTTGCAAATGGTGTCAAGGAAGCGCACGCGGACTCGCGATCTCGCGTCTCATATTATTACGCTTTTGGTGTGCTTCCAGACGACCAGCTGCAGTTAGAACGGTATTACCAAAGCTTAACATTGGACACAGAACTGCGACCAGCTATCCCTCGAAATATGCTGGTGTTGCAGCCCGGGTTTAATATTGTTTCAGAGTCCAATTAAGCAATATGGTGAACAAACGTCAAAAGATGAAGAAGAACAACAACAACAAGCGAGTCGCTCGCACGCGACAGCAACCGATGTTGCGCGCATCCACGAATGTAGTGGTGCCGCGCGGATATCCCCCCTTGCGAGATGCAGTAGAGTTGAAACTACGAACGAAGTGGCCAGTTAAGAATACGTCGTCAGGTGGTGTCACGTCCTGGTTGATTGCGCTGGACCCTGGGTCCATTACGACAACCCAGTACGTCGGCCTCGGTGACATTTTCGTTCCACTCATTGCTTTCCAAGAAACTTATTCCCGCTGGATGGTCAAGCGGATGAGAGTAGAGACCCAAATGGTGACTGCTGCCACCTCGGCGGGCTACACCGCGTTCAATTATGAGCCGACGAACTCAACTGTTGCGAGTCCGCCGACTACACTTGCGAACGTGGTGAATAGCATTCACCATGGTCTTGCTACCCCCACTATCAAGGATGGGTATGAGGTGGAGGTGAGCTCGTACTACAATGATTGGCGCAACACACAACCCGTTGGTGCCACTGGTTCTCAGTGTGGTGTCGTGCAGATCGTTGGGTCAAACACTCTTGGGGATGGAAGCACTGTTGCCTTGATGGACATCGAGATTGATGTCGTGTTTGCCGGTTACAAGTAAGTGTGTTGTTGTTCCTGTCGTGTGTTGGGGAAGGGTTCTTCCAATGTTTGGTGTAGTGAGGTATAGCCGCGTACTGGTATGCAAGGGTAACGACCAATCCTTGTTGTGGACAGCCAGTAGCTGTGGAGGTCGGTACGGCACGAAACCAAACGCCTGAGAGCCAAACACGATAGTCCATCTGCAAACTGTTAAGATCTGGCGGTCCAGCGTCACATTGTCAGCGCAAGCATCTAGAATCTGGAATGAGGTCCCGAAATCTTCGGTGGGGGGGATCGACACAACTCACAACG